TATGGCAGCATATTTCACGGACGCGGGTAAGGCAATCGTCACGAATCGAATCATCGGCGCAGGCACAGAGCCGAAATACGCCGCAATCGGCACGGGGGCGGGTCCGTCTAACTCGACCGCCACCGCGCTTTCAACCGAAGTCGAAACGCGCAGCGGCACCAACGCGGGGTCGCGTTCCACCACGACGGTTACGAACGATACCGTTCAGTGGACTAACACCATTTCGATTACAGCGACGCGCGCGATCACCGAAGCGGGCTTTGCGGACGCGTCGAGCGCGGGCAACTTTTTGATTATGACCACGCTCTCGACGATCAATTTGAGCAGCGGCGATTCGCTGCAACTGACAGGGAAACTCGCGTTCGCATAATGGGCAAAGCATCCAACGGCAAGACAAAATCTGTCAAGCCAAAATCTGACCACGCCGCGCGGAACAACGTTTGGCGCAAGCGCATCGTCGGCTATGGCGATGAAGACCCGCGCAAATTGAAAGCCAACGACGCGAACTGGCGATTGCATCCGCAAGCGCAGCATGACGCGATGGACGGCGCGCTGGATGAAATCGGCTGGATTCAAGACATCATCGTCAATCTGCGAACGAGTGCGGAATGGAACAAGTCGGAGCGCAACGTCAAGACGACGCTGGACGGACATTTACGCGTGGAACGCGCGTTAGCAAAACATGAAGCGTCCGTTCCCGTGAAATTTGTTGACCTGACGCCGCAAGAGGAATTGACCGCGCTCGCAACGTTTGATCCGCTTTCGGCGATGGCGCAAACGGACGGCAAGAAATTGCAAGAGGCATTAGCGCGGCTCGAAGTGGAAAGCGCGGGCTTGCAAGCGTTGACGGCGCAGTTGGAACAGCAGGCGCAGGATGCAATCGCGGCGCTGGGGGTGAACGCGGTAGAGGAAACGGCGGATGTCGGGGAACTCATTGACCGCGCGGCAGAGTTGCAGAAAAAGTGGAACGTTGCGCGCGGGGATGTTTTCTGCGCGGGCGAACATTATTTTATTTGCGGCGATTGTCGCGAGTTTTCGACATGGCAAACGCTTTTGAACGCGGCAGGCATCGAAAAGGTCAACGGCGTTTTCACGTCGCCGCCGTATGCGGAGCAGCGCAAAAAGCAATACGGTGGTGTGCCAACGGCGAAATATGTGGAATGGTGGAATGAGGTGCAGGCGAACGTGCGCGCGCATCTCGCGTCGGATGGTTCGTTTTTCGTAAATATCAAACCTCACTGTGAGAACGGCGAGCGCGTGTTGTATGTGTTTGATTTGGTGCTGGCAATGCAAAGGCAGTGGGAATGGAAATTTGTTGACGAGTTGTGTTGGCAGAGAAAAGGGTATCCGGGCGGATTTGATGTGCGCTTCAAAAATGGATTTGAACCAATTTATCATTTTACGGTTTCTAGCGATATTCGGTTTTTTGCGGATAACGTTTTACAAGAACCAGTTGATTACGGACCAGACCCAAAGTCAAGCACTAAGAACGGAAGCGGGTTAGGGGGGATTGGTTGGTATGGGGACAACTTGGCAAGACCATCGAACGTGTTGCACATCGAAACGGGTGAAGTGCATGTTGGTAGCAAGTCGCATAGCGGCACTTTTCCCGTTGCGCTCCCTGAATTTTTCATCCGCGCGTATTCCGACGCGGGCGATTCATGGCTTGACCCGTTTCTGGGCAGTGGCACGACGATTGCGGCGGCGCATCGAAATCAGCGGCGCGGGTTGGGAATCGAAATGATGGAGAAATATTGCGCGGTAATTTGTGAGAGACTGCAACTGCTCGGACTTGACCCGCGCCGCGTGACGGAAACGGAAAAACGGAATGGCAAGCAAAAACGCGCGTAGCGCGTCAACGCGCGGGCGTCCTACGAAAATGGGCGATGGCGTCACGAAACGCATTCGCGACGCGTTGATTGTTGGTGCAACCTACGAAGCGGCGGCGCAATACGCGGGCATCAACTACAGCACATTCCGCGCTTGGATGATACAAGGTGAGCAGGATGCCGCGCAGGGCTTGGATACCGAATTTTCCCATTTTTTCCAGACGGTTCAGCGGGCAAATGCGGACGCGCAAGTCTATTTTGCTACCGACATTAAACGCGCGGCGGGCAAGGATTGGCGCGCGGCGGCTTGGATGCTGGAACATCGCTTCAAAAAAGATTACGGCGCAAGCGTCGAGCATCGCGGGGCAGAGGACGCGCCACTAGTTTTTAATTATGAGCAAATCGCTTCTCTCTTATCTGCGCGACGACCAAGCGGAGATCATAGCGAATCCGAATCAGATTAAAACGATTGCGTGCGGGCGGCGTTGGGGCAAAACGATGATGTCAGGATTGTATGCGTTGACAGTGGCGGAACTTGGCGGCGCGGTGGCGTGGGTTTCACCGACCTACAAGAACTCGCGTCCGTTGTGGCGGTTCTGCGAAAGCGCGGTCAATCCGCAAGCCGTTTCGATTCAACGCGCGGAACGCGAAATCAGTTTCCCGCGCGGCGGGCATATCGGCATTTACAGCGCGGACAATGACGTAAGTATTCGCGGCGAGGCATTTGATTTGGTGATTGTGGATGAAGCGGCGCGCGTGCGCGAGGAAACCTACGCGGACGTTTTGTTACCGACGATTGCGGACCGCGACGGACGAATGCTGCTCATTTCGACACCGCACGGACGGAATTGGTTTTTCCACGAGTTTCTGAAAGCGCAGCAGAACGGCGCGGCATGGAACGCGCCGAGCGCGGCGAATCCAATGCCGCAAATCCGCAAGGCGGCGGAACTCGCGCAAGAGCGCGTGAGCGCACGCGCATACAGACAAGAGTGGCTCGCGGAATTTATCGAGGACGGCTCGTTTTTTGTGAATGTGTTGGAATGTGCAACGGCGAGCGCGCAGGATGCCGCGCAAGAAGGACACGAATACGTGATTGGGGTGGACTGGGGACGCGCGGCGGGCGGCGATGATTCTGTCTTTACGGTGTTAGATGCAACGACGCGCAGTGTCGCGCACATCACGCGGTTAAACGGGCGTCCATTTGATTACCAACTCGCCATCTTGCGCGGATTGCATGAGACATACAACAATGCGCCGATCCTCGCGGAATACAACGCGCTGGGGATGAAGCCGGTAGAAGATTTGCAAATGGCGGGCTTGCCTGTCACGGCGTTCACCACGTCGGCGGCATCGAAACATGAATTGATGACCGCGCTAGAACTCGCGTTCAACAAAAAGGGCATTGCGATTTTGAATGATGTGACGTTACTCGCGCAGTTACAAGCGTTTGAAGTGAAACCGCGCGCGGGCTTGCCTGCCTACGGCGCGCCCGAAGGAATGCATGACGATTACGTGATGTCGTTGGCTCTCGCGTGGTATTTGATTAGCGCGGGTGGGGGCGTTCTCTTTGAGATTTAGAACATGACGCGATACGAAACGAAAACGATTGTCTCTGTGCCGAACTGGGCGGAGTTGCTCGGCAAAACGCAAACGAGCATCACGACAGCGACGAACGCGTATACGCGCGTTCCGTTGATTTATCGCGCCACGCGCATTCGCTGCAATTCGCTGTTGCAAGTGCCGCGCCGCATCCTCTCGGGTGAGGATACAGAGGTTGAATGGTCAGATTTATTTGAAATCGACCTTGACCGCTGGTTGTGGCAAACGCAAGCGGCGTTGCTTTTGGCGGGCGCATCATTCACATTCAAGGAACGCGTGGGACGCAACGTCAAAGCGTTACGTTGGCTGAATCCATTTACGATGCGCGTGCAGTGGGACAAAGAGCAGCAACGACGTTTGTATTTTCAGCAAACGGACAGCGCACGGTATCCGGCGTCAGGATATTGGACGGATGACGATATTTTATTTATCCGCGAGTTTTCGCCGTCGGATGATATTGGCATAGGCACAAGCGCGGCGCAGGTTGCGATGCAGAGCGCAAGTTTAAGTTATGCGCTCACCTATTTCGCCGCGAATTTCTTTGAGAATGGCGCAATGCCGGTTACGACAGTTTCCGTTATTGGCGCGATGCAAAAAGCGGAACGCGAACGCATTGAGGGTTTTTTCAAGCGCGCGTTAAGCGGTGTGGCGCAATCGTTTCGGGTCTTGGCATTGAATCAAGATGTTAAGGTTCAAACAACGCAGAATCCACTGAAAGACCTTGCGACGCCCGAATTGACCGAGCAGGCGCGAAAAGATGTGGCGCGCGCATTTGAGTTGCCCGTGACGCTGTTGGATTCCGACGAAACGTATGCGACGGCGAGCGTGCATCAACGCACGTATTACGCGGACACGGTGATACCGGTGGCGAAAATGATTGCCTCCGCGTTGAATGAAGGCTTGTTCGCGGCGTCGCGTTACCGCTTGGAATTTGACCAGAACGAAATGGACATTTTCCAAGAGGACGAAGCGCAGCGCGCCGACGCGTTAGCCACGCTTGCCGCGACGATTCAGAATACGTCTGACCCTGACGTATTGCGCGCGAGCATGGCGTTGCTCGGTTACGACATTCCAGAAGAACTAGAGCCATTGCTATTCAAAAAGCGCGAGCCGCAACCGCAACCGACACTGGGCGCGGCGGAGGGAGATGCCGAGCACGTATCCGCCGCCGCGTCCGGTGAAACCGCAAAGAACGCAGAGCGCAAACTTTTTCGCGCGTTCGTGAAAAAGCACGGCGCGGAACGCGCATCGCGGTTCGCGTTTCATCATTTGGACGCGGGCGAGCAGGCGGAATTAAAAAAAAAGAGCGCGCACAAGAGCATTGAAACGAACGCGCAGCAATTTCGCGCGCGCCTAGTGGAGATGGTGAATCGCGCGTGGAATGAGCAGGGCGGACGCATCACGGGCGACATGCGGCGCATGGTTTCGCAGTATGTCGAGGACGCATTTTTTGAGGGGCTGTTAGACGGCGGCGCGACGCCTGACCAAATGAGCGCGCAAGACCGCGCGTTACTGGCGGAACTTACCGATGAGCAATTAGCGTATATCGCGCAGTTCTCGCGTGACGTGCAAGACGCGGGAAGCGACACGGTGCAACAAGCGGCGATTCAACGACGTATCGAATTATGGTCAGAATCTATGGTGCGAATTGGCAATCGCGGGTTCACGCAAGCGGCGGCAACGCGCAAGGAACGCGTGATTTGGAACACGGCGCACGACGATTTGACTTGTCCGATTTGCGCGCCGCTGAATGGGAAAATCGTAAAGGCGGGTGAGCCGTTTGCCGCAGGCATTTATAACGCGCCCGCACATCCGAACTGCCGCTGTCAAACGGCGGTATATCGAGATTGAAAAATGTTTCGTATTGAAAAGCGCGGCTTCGATGCCGTGCAAGCCAAACTGAAAAAAGCGCAGGACGCGCGCATGATTACGCCTGCGGTCGAAGCCGCGCTCGACATCTTGCGGCAAGAGGCGATGAAGTTCCCGCCGATTCCACCGCGCCCGCCTATCGGGACAAATACGTGGGTGCGCGAACGCGGGCAATTCTCGGTATCGGCATTTGTGGGGACGCGCGGCAAACGCGCCAAACCGAACCTGCGCGCGGGAAAAATGTATCGCGCGTCAGAAATGATGCTCGCCAAGTGGAAAAACGCGCGGGCGCAGATTTCACAGCGCGGGAATCAAATCATTGGACGAATTACGAATGCGGCGAGTTATGGCGTGTTCGTGCAAGGGGAGAGGCAAACGCGCGTCATGCGGCGCATTGGCTGGAAAACGACAAGTGAAATTCAAGCAAAACACGCGGCGCGCGTAAAGAAAGTTTTTGCGGATGCGCTTGCGCGTTTGATGGATGAACTACAATAGGGGGCGTGGAGAAACAAATGGACGAACGCGAAATAATGGTGATGGAGGGGAGCGCGGTCAAGGCGTTAGGCAATGGACGCGTAGCAGGCTATTTGGTGCGTTTTACGCCGCGCGGAGATTACGATTTGACGTTTGACCGCTTTGACGCCAAAACCGATTTCGGCGCGCACGTCGAGACGCCCGTTTTCTACCAACACGGCGCGGATGCGACACTAAAAGCGCGCGTCATTGGGCGCGGCGCGCTGCAAACGGATGACGCGGGCGTGTGGATTGAGGCGCAGTTAGATTTGCGCGACGAATACGAGAATGCAATTTACGAACTCGCCGAGAAAGGCAAGCTAGGATGGTCAAGCGGCACGGCGGCGCACTTGACCGAACGCGAAGCGGAAGGCAAGGGACATTACATCAAGCGGTGGTATCTGGGACTTGACGCGAGTCTGACGCCAACGCCCGCCGAGCCGCGCAACCGCGCGGTGATGTTGAAATCAATTATTCCAAATGCGAACGCAGAGGGCAAGGCAGAGGCGGATGCGACGGCAGCCGCGCCAAGCGAAGCGGACGCAGCGGCAGTTTCACCCGTTGAAAGTGAAACAAATCAACCCGAAGAAAAACGCGCGGACATTCCCGCGCAAGGAGAAACAAACGAAATGGACGAAATGAAAACTGCGCTTGACGCCGCACTGACCCCGCTTTTGGAGCAGGTTGCCGCGTTGGGCGAACAAGTGAAAGGATTGCAAGCCGCAGCGCCCGCGCCAAAACAGGAAAAGCCGGGCGTGGCTGCGCCTGCAATCAAATCCGTTACCGAACTCGGATTCAAAGACGATGAAGTGAAATCGTTTTTGCATTGGATTCGCACGGGTGACGACGTGGCATACAAAGCCGCGATGCAAGGGCAAACGGACAGCGAAGGCGGTTATGCCGTGCCTGACGATTTCTACACCCAAGTCGTGGCGAAACGCGATGAGGTTGCAGTGATGCGGCAGGCGGGCGCGCAGGTATTCAACACCTCCCTTGACCGCGTGCTGATTCCGACAGAAGGCACGGCGGCAACAAAATTTGTCGTCACGGCGGAAGAAGGTTCGTATGATGAAAACGAACCAACACTTGGTCAATCTGTCTTGACGATCCACAAGATGACCAAACTCATCAAAATCTCGGAGGAACTCGAAGCCGATGCAAAGGCGAATTTTGGCGGTTGGCTTTCGGGGGTGTGGGGACGCGCGCTGGGTTTGGCAGAAAATTATTATTTCTGCAACGTCGCGTCAACCGGTTCAGGAACGCCGCAATCAGTAACGTATGCGGCAACGACCACAACGGCGGTAGCATCGCAGACTGCCACGACAGCGGCGGAACTGTTGACGCTCATCTATACCGTTCCCTCCGCATACAGCGACAAGCTCGTGCTGTTTATGCGACGCTCGACGCTCGGCGCGTTCCGCGCGTTGACTGGTAATCCGTTTACTTTCATCGCAACCCCAACGGGCAGCGGCGACCAGAATACCGCAGGCGGGCTGGCGGGATACCTGCATAACATTCCCGTCTATGTCACAGACGACCTGCCCGCGCAAGCGGCAGCGAATAAACCGATTGTGATTTTCAATCCCGACTTCTACATCATCGGACAGCGCGAAGGCATGACCGTTTCGCGCAATCCGTATCTGTATCAGGCAACGGGTCAAATCGGCTTGTTTGCGCGCGTGCGCGAAGGCGGCGTGTTGACCCAAGCGAACGCGGCGTATGTTCTCGTTTCCAAGACCTAAATCATAAAGCGCGCGCGTGACAAAAGAGCGTCACGCGCGCGTGGAGAAAAAACAATGGCACAACCACATAAACTCCAAGCGGCGTGTAATGTCGTCAAGGCATCGGCGGCGCACGTTGGCACAGCGGGAACGATGACCGCAACCGAAGTGGACGGACGCGGCTGGGGGCGCGCGCTGTTTATCTTTCAACTCGGCGCGGCGACGAACACCGCAACGATTGACATTCAAATCACCGACGCGACGAGCGCAGGCGGCTCGTATGCGAATACCGCAGGCACCGCGCTCACGCAAATCGCGGACACGGGCGGCGGAACGTTGCATACGATTGATATTCCTGTCAGCGCAACGCGTCCGTTTATGAAAACGCTGATTGTGACAACCACGGCGGCGTTCGTCAACAGCGCGGTGTGCGTGCTGTATGGCGGGACGCATACAGCGAATCCAACGCAATCGGCAACGCAAACGATTACGCTTTAAGAGAGGCGGGGGGATGGCGAAAATCTTGGTAGGCATACCAACGTATGACAATCGGCTCGACGCGCGGCAGGCATTATTTCTCTACGCCGCGCGTCGAGAGAACCTAACGGTAGATGTCAAATCAAGGCAGTTGAGTTTATTAGCGTGGGGATTCAACATGCTATGGGCGGATGCGCTGAATAACAAAACGTATGATTATTTTCTGTTGCTTCATGCGGACATCGTGCCACATGCGCCCGTTGGCTGGCTGAGCAAACTACTCGCGGAGGCGGAGAACGCGCGCGCTGACCTGCTCGGCGCGGTCATTCCGATTAAAAACAAAACCGGGCTGACCTCGACGGCGTTACAAGCGGCGGATCACGAACCGCGCCGCGTGACAATGCGCGAAGCGTTGACCTTGCCGCAAACGTTCAATGCAGAGGATGTGGCGCGCGTATTCGGCTGGCAAGAACGCGCGGGACTGCAACTCTTGGCGAACACGGGTTGTATGCTGATGGATTTACGCAAAAAACGCGCGGCGTGGGAGCAGATGTATTTTCGGATTCAAGACGCTATGCCGTGCGTGAACGGAAAATTTGTTCCGACGTGCATTCCAGAGGATTGGGATTTTTCGATGCAAGCCGCGCGGCTGGGCTTGCGTGTGGCAGTTACACGCGCGGTATCTATCATTCACAGCGGACACGCGGATTACGAGAATCAAAGCGCGTGGGGTGAAATCGAGCATGAGACTGACTAGCGGAGTGAGAAGCATATCCCCCCTGTGCTGCACGTCTCAAACAAACTCCGCTAGTCAGGATTACTTCCTATGGCTTACTATTCCGAACTGACCAGCGTGCAAGAAGTGCGCGGAACGTATATGGGCATCGTCAATCCAACGGATGACGCGCTCGTGCGCGCGTTCGTGCGCGAGGTTTCGGCTGAAATCGAAACGTATGCGGCGCGTGCGTTGTCGCCGCGCATCGAAACGCGCTATTACGACGCGGTGCGCGATGTCTATGGCGCAATGCTGCTACTAGACGATGACCTATTGAGCATTACGACGCTCACGAACGGCGATGCGGCGACGATTGCGGCGAATCAATATGTATTTGAACCGCGCGGCGTCTCGACGTATTGGGCGGTGCGTTTGCTCAATTCAAGCGGCGTGGTTTGGACGTATTCGACTGACCCCGAAAACGCAATCAGCGTCGCGGGAACGTGGGGCTATGATTGTTCTTGGCGGCGCGGGGCAAAAAGCGAATGGGTTAGCACCGGCACGACCAGCGGCGCGATTGCAAGCACGAGCGCGACCACGTTCACGTCAAGTGCGGGCGCGGCTTTACGTGAAGGTTGGCTGTTGAAAATAGACAGCGAGTTTATGTACGTTTCCGACATCGCGACGAACGTCATTACCATCGCGCGCGGCGTGAACGGAAGCACGGCAGCAACGCACAGCGACGGCGCGGCGGTGTCGTATTGGAAACATGACGCCGCGTTAGAAGGGTTGGCAAAGGACGCCGTCGCCGCGCGCTATCGGCTGCGAGACAACCCACTTGCGGATTCGTTCGTCGCGTTGGACGGCTCGACGCTTGCCGCGCCAAAGGACGTGAGCGCGTGGTTACAAAAACGCGTCGCGGCGTTGGGTTTGGTGAGGATGAATGTATGAGCATTGACGCGATTCGCAGACGGCTCGTTTCTGATTTAGAAGGTGTCGCGGGCGTGGCGCGCGTGTATAAAGATGCGCCCGACATCGCCCCAGCGGGCGCGGATTGTCCCGCGTTCCTTTTGAATTGGCGCGAACCGGCGTGCATCGCGCGCAGCGCGACGAATTCGAGCGTCGAATACACTTGGCAATTTGACATCAAGTTTCTGTATGCGCCCGAAGGGGTGGGGCGCGTTGAGGACAATCTTGGCGCGTTAGAGGATTTTGTAAAATTGTTTGTTGATCAAATGTATTCAAATTTTGGCGGGGGTGGGACATGGACGCTGCTTAACAAGGATGATGGGACGATGCAATTTGAAATCGGCATTGTGACGTATCACAGCGGCGCGGCGGAACATCGTTACTGGGGTTACGGCGTGACGTTGAATATCACTGAATACGTCACGACCACCATGAGCGCAGGGACATAGGAGGCAAAATGGCGCAATTAAAATTGCTTGACGCGGACAAAGCGAAATTGTTTTCGTTTGACGCAACCGACACGCAAGCGGCGCAGGACGAACTCACAAAACGCGGTTGGACGAACGCCGAAGCGTTGGCACACATTGACGCGGCGGTGCGCGCGGGCGCGTATGCGAAAGTGGAAAACAAGACCAAAAAGGAAGGGGGGCAGGAGTAATCTATGGCAGCATCACCATTCATGCTTCGTGCGATTCAGCACGGACTAGAATCCACCGCAGGCACAGCCGTTGCCGCAACGTTCAAACATTTCGGCAACGGCTCACTGAAATTCGATGAATCCATCAATCCCGTTGGGTTTGAATACGCGGCGGGCTTGTCAGGCGGCGTTGTCGAATCAACGTTCATCGCCGATACGGGGTCAACGCTCACGCTAGAGGACACAGAGTTTAGCGCAGAGGCGATGGTATGGCTCGGCAACATGGGCATTAAATCCGTCGTAGGCGCGGCGACCTCGTTTCCGTTCACGTTTCCGACGACCAGCGCGAACACCATCAAATCATTCACGTGGGAAATGGCAACGAGCGCGCAGGAATACGAATTCGCCTATGGCACATGCACGAAATTTTCTGTGCATGGCGACGCGGGCGCGAATAACGGGCGAATCATGTATAACGCCGAAATGCAAGGGCGCGCGGCATCCGCCTCGACGCTCACCGCTTCACTCGGTTTTCTCGCCGCATTGCAACCGTTGAATATCAATTACGCGACGTGGCATCTGGACGCGCTCGGCACAGCCGCAGGCACGGCGGCTGCCACATCGAATTATTTGCGCGCATTTAACATTGACGTTGTAACTGGTTGGGAACTGCGAAAATACGCGGACGGACGCAGCGCAAAGGACGGAAGCGCGGCGGTGTATTCCAACTACGAGATCACGGGCAGCGTCAAGTTGGATTTGGATTCTGCGACAGTGACGCGCATTGCCAACGCGCGCGCGGGAACGGGTGAGGTCATGGCAATCAAGTGCAATGGCACATCATCGCGGCTCGTAACATTTGCCTTGCCGCTTTCGTGGACGGAAATCAGCGCGCTCGGCGAGAATGACAACGGGATTATTCCCGTGACATTCAATTTCCGTTCGGGTTATTCGACTACCGCAACAGCGCAGGGACCGTCCATCACAGTAGCAACCGCATCCAGCACGACGGTAACGTAGAAAGGGATAGGGGGCGATGCACAAAAATATTATGCCTGACGCGTTGAATGAACGCGTCACGGCGGAGTTAAACCTAGCCGAATTCTCGCCGCGCTTTGAAGGGACGGTGTGGGAGGTGTGGGTCAATCCGCCACTTGCGCGGGTGCGCGCGGCAGCAAAAGAGAACGATGACGAAACGCGCGGCATGGCGTTTGTTGGATTGCTGTTAGGTTTTACCGATGAAGAAGTGAAGCGCATGGACGATATAGACGCGGCGTTTCTGTCATGGCTCGCGTTCCGCGTGACACAGCTTTACGACGAATACGCGAACGCGTACAAAAAAAAATGAGAGCAAAGATTGAGGCGTGGGTGAATCCGATCAATCGCGGTTCAGCGGCAATGCGCGACGGACGCAGCAAGCCGCCGCCTGCGCCGGATGAATTAGCGGACGAACTGATGACGCGTTCCATCAATGAAACCTTGCACAGCGCATACAGCATCGAGCAGGTGTTAGAAATGCCGTATGACCGTGTAATTCGTCTGATGCTTCTGGGCGAAGTATTGCAAAATTCCACCAATGGCTAACACACTCGAAATTCTATTTCTCGGCAAAGACCAAGTATCGCCCGCGGCAAACAGCGCGGCGCAATCTATCGCGCGCATGGGCGGCGCGGCGGAAAACGCAGATAAAAAAGTTTCGGGGCTTGGCGCGTTAGGGGCAAAGGCGTTGCCCCTTGTCGCGGGCGGGCTAGTTGCCGCAGGCGCGGCGGCGGCGGCGTTTGGCGCAATGTCAGTTAAGGCGGCGTCTGATTTTGAATCGAGTATGAATGTTTTTCAGGCGGTATCAGGCGCAACCGCCGAGCAACTCGCCAAAGCGGGCGACCTTGCTACGCAACTTGGCGCAGATATGAGTTTGCCAGCCACGAGCGCAAGCGACGCGGCGGCGGCGTTGACTGAATTAGCAAAAGCGGGTTTGTCCATCAATGACGCGATGGGCGCGGCAAAGGGAACGCTGCAACTTGCGGCGGCGGGGATGTTATCGGAAGCGCAAGCGGCGGAAATTACCGCAACCGCGTTGAATTCGTTCGGGCTTGCCGGAAGCGAAGCGGTGCGCGTGGCGGATTTGCTCGCTGCGGGTGCGAATTCGTCAAGCGCGGAAGTAACCGACATGGCGGATTCGCTTAAAATGGCGGGTTCGGTTTTTGCTACCGCAGGCGTTCCGATTGAGAACATGGTCACGCTGTTCGGGGAAATGGCAAACGCGGGCATCAAGGGGAGCGACGCAGGAACGTCACTCAAACAGATGTTGCTTGCGCTGCAATCGCCTACCAGCGCGGCGCGTAAAATCATGCAAGAGCTTGGCGTCAATGTTTATGACGCCAGCGGAAAAATGCTTGACATGCGCTCAATCATCGGACAATTCAGCGAGTCTATGGCGGGCTTGACACAAGAGCAGCGCGACGCCGCGTTAAGCACGATTTTCGGTTCTGACGCGGTGCGTGCGGCAAATATTGTCATGCTCGGCGGCATTGAAAATTTCGACAAGATGAAAGCGGCAGTCACGAAAGAAGGCGCGGCGGCAACGCTCGCCGCTGCGAAAACAAAAGGGCTTGGCGGCGCGTTCTCAGGGCTGCAATCGCAATTTGAAACACTGTTACTCGTGGCGGGCAAGCCGTTCCTGCCGTTGCTAGAGCAAGGCGTGAGAGGGTTGGCGGATGTAGTAGGTAGTCCGCAGGTTCAATCCGGCATCAAGATATTCGCGGAGGGTATTGCAAGCGCGGCGGCAAGCGTCGCGTCGCTCATCGGGCAACTTGGCGGCATAGATTTTGGGCAGCTCTTTGCGGGCATTACGAATGCGGCGAGCCAAACACCAACGGGCAATTTTCTCGGCGGCATCCTCGACGGACTAAAAACAAATTTCGATGCGCTCGTGCAATGGATTAGCGGGGAACTCGCGCCCGCGCTGTCGCAGGCATTTGGCACAATCGCGGAGGCGGCATTGCCAACGCTCCAAAAATTCGGTGGCTATTTGAACACCTACGTATTACCCGCGCTGCAACAACTCGGCGCGCTAATTGGTCCCGTCCTACAGCGTGGCTTTGCGTTGTTGGGTCAATTCATTACGACACAACTGATTCCCGCGTTCACACAATTTGCGGTGTGGATATTTTCAACGGGCTTGCCCGCGCTTGGCGAATTCGCAATGTTCATCGGCGGAGAATTTAACGAGGCGGTAGTCATTGCAAAACAAATCTGGGACAGTCTAAATGTAGGTTTAGCAAATACCGTTGCGTTTATTGACGGCATCGTGTCCGGCTTTGAAAATATCATCGGCGCAATCGCAAGCGCGAGTGAGGCGATGCTCTCATTTATCAACAGCGTTATCGTTCCGTTGGCACAAGCGATTGCGGGTTTGCTGGTAAAAATTCACGAACTCCTTGAGGCAATTCGCAGGATTCCCGCGTCGCTGCCACTCATTGGCGGCGGCGGGGGAAACACAAACGCGGGCGGTTCGGCGGGTCCCGGTTTTGCGGCGGGTGGTTCGTTCGTCGTGCCGCGCGGTTTTCCGAATGATTCATTTCCAATGCGCGTTTCGTCGGGGGAGCATGTGCAAGTAACGCCCGCTTCGCAAACGCGCGGCGCAGGCGGAGATATTTATATTTCGATTGACGGCTCGCCCTTCCAAAAGGTCAAAGACCGCCGCGTGCGGATGCGCGCGATGTTGGGGGCGATATGACCCAAACGCTACGGCTGCGCCAATCTTCTACCACGCTGGCGGACTTTCAGGATGTGAATGATTTCCCCCTGCGCTCGTTTGCGTGCGCGGCGTTGGGTCAAAATTTCGGTGTTGCCACGCTCGTATTTGACGTGGTAGGAACGTCCATCACCGATTTTGGCGATAACCTCGTCGCGCTCGGGCGCGCGTTATTACTCGCACAGCAAAACAAAGAAGCATTTGAAAACGGCTGGTATTACACGCCCGTCTATTTACAATTCCAACCTGCAGATTCATCGAATTTGCTGCAGGCAGAATGTTTCGGCGTGTCAAAGGACAGCGACGGCGCAATCCAAAACATTCTCGCCAACCCACAAACGTTATTATCAAGCCGCATCGAAAATGTGACGCTCAATTTGTTGATACGCGGCTACTTTGAAGAAACGGCGGCGGTTGCCGTAAGTGGTTCCCCGTTCACACTGGACAATGCAACGGGGAGTGCGACGATTGCGAGTTTGCGCGGCGATTTGCCCGCGCCGCTAAAAATCAAAGTGCGCGGCGCAACGACAAATCAGACGCAGGTCATTGCATCGCTCAAAGCGCGCGGCACAACGAGTAATTTTATTCACGCCTTCAGTCTCAATACCGCCGCAGGCACAGGTTACACCGTCGCGCACAATGCGACTTTCACCGCGAACCTGACCGACGCGAATTTAGTGGGAGGCGTGGGGTGTCGCGTGACGCCTACGAGCGCGCTGAATTCCGCGAGTGAAATCGCGTATCTCACGCGCGTTACGATTACCTCAAACGTTTCCGATTTTCATGGGACGTATCGGGTGTTGGTGCGGATGCGCGACAATCATGCCAGCGCGGTCAAAGCATACTTGCGCGTGCGCAGCGGCGTCGTGGATTCAAGTGGCACGGTGTTAGGACGCGGCGATTACGGCGCGAACGCAACGACGGCGGGAACGGTTGGCGGCACAACCGCGCTGCCACTGATTGATTGCGGCGTCATCAAAATTCCATTCACCGACGCGGGCGGCGCGCAAGCGGCATATCGTCCCATCATCGAAATCTGGGGCTATACCACCGATGCGAGTTTGGCGACATTTGACCTGAACACGCTATTTTTGTGTCCGTGTTATGAAGCGGCGCAATCAGGATACGCAAGCATCACCCTCCCCGTCGAAATGGGCAATGCCGCTGCGCCGGATGCGCTGTTAGATGCAAATGATAGAACCTCGCCCGCGTATTTGGTGGATGGTTCGGATGTGTGGCTGGTCAATGCGGATACAGTAACGGGACAAATGCTCATGGCGTACCCAAACACCTCACAAATTTTGTATGTGCATACGCGGCGTTTGAACAATACGACGCATCCAAAATCAAACAGTCTGACCGTGACGGTGAGTTACACGCCGCGCTATAAACTCGTGAGGGGGTCATAATGCGTTTGGCGTGGCGGATGTATAACAATCCAATTTACGATTCATCATCGCCGCTTTACCGCGAGTTAAACAAATTTCAGATTTCGCAGGCGGAGTTTTCGACGCTGGCAGACGGCGGTTTTGCGGACGCGTATTTGACGTTAGAGGATGTGACGAACGATGTGCTAGATGAAGCGTTTGATACGTGGCTCGCAAAACGAATCGTCGTCACGGATGGCGCGGGGAATATCGCGTGGGAGGGGCTAGTCACGGAACTTTCCATCACCAACGGCTATCAGATACGCGGACAAACGCTCGACGCGTTCTGCAATCGGGTGTTTGTGGATTACACCTACGGCGGCGGAAACTGTCCGAAAGGCGCGACGTGCGCGGGGCGGCAACAGCGCAACGAAACGGACGTTGATTCAACCTCGACCACACAAACGACCATCGGCATTAAAGAAGAACGTCTCGACATTACCTCTAGCGGCATTTTGAACGCAACGATTGCGTCAAAGGTGGGCGACCGGTTTCTCGCGGAACGCATGAGACAACGGACGTTTCAATACACGCTCGGCGCGGGCGCAGAACCGCAGCCGAATTCCATTTCGATAGGGATGCTCGGTTATTATTCTACGCTCGCATGGCGTCAACAATCCATCAAATTCACCGCGAACACTGCCATTGAAACGATTGTGCAAACCGCGCTCACGACGGGCAGCAAAGCGCCATTCCTCGACACGAGCAACGGCATTTTCAACAGCGTGGGGCGCAGTATTCAATACAACACCAACGCCGCGCCGAAATGGTTGCAGGATTATATTCTGGACGTGATTGAGGGCGGCAACAGCGCGGGCAAACGCATTTTTTTTCAAGTCATTGAAAATCGCGTCCCGTATCTGTTTGTGCGCGGCACCGCGCCGAAATATTTTGCGGCAAGCGGCGATTGGCGCATATTCAATCTCGACAGGGGCAGCGTTCCCGCGTATATGGTGCGCGCGGGCGGTTACATCGTCGCGGAGGATAACCGCGCGGAGTTGGACGAACAAAGCGACGTCGTGAACCGCCGTCGCGCGTCGCTCGTAGAAGAAACGCGTTACGATTGTCTCGCGGATATTCTGACCATTCCGCCGCCGAGCCAAGAGATTACGATTGAACGTTTGTTGACCCAAGCGCGCAAACGACGGAGGGGAAAATAATGGCAGACGCACCCGCGACCTCAATGTATGTTGGCATCGTTCGCAGCCGAAACAAGGCAACGCTGTCAAGTTTTGGCGACGAGGGCACAAATAAATATGTCTATCCGGGCGACAGCGGCGCGTCATTCACCCTAGAGGGCAATAACGGCTCGTGGGTGACAATCGCGGAGGACGAATACGCGCTTGATATTTATTTGGGAACGCTTGTGCAACGCGCGGTGAATGATGACGGCGACGGCGTGGATTGGAGCGGCTATTCCGCCTATCGCGCGACTTATACCGTTTATGAATCGGGGATTGAAACAACCTACACGAATGAGACGGTTACATTTGCGGAGGACGAAACAGGTTTTTTCCCCGTAGGGGCGGAAGGACAAGTTCACGCGTCGCTGTTGAGCCGCATTTCGACGCTCGAAGCGTTGGTGTGGGGGCAACTGCGCGTCGCGGGGGATGTGCGTATGACGGTGGCGGTAACAGATATACTAACGCTTCGTCCGAGTTACGTCACAGTGAGCAGCGGCACGCTCGACTTGGACAATACGGGCGGGACAGGGGTTGTGGACGCGTCTAACCTCATCATTAGCACGTCATCAGGCAATTTCACAATTCGCAGCATCGGCAACCTTGTTGATGACGGACAGGTCTTGTTTCTGTTTAACAACACCGGAAACAATATGACGCTCACGCATCTTGGCAGCGCGCCTGCGCTCTACGCGCAACTACGTTCACCGACGGGGGCGGATATTGTTTGCACGACGCGCGGCTCGGCAATTCTGATTTACAACAGTAATGATGACGCGTGGCTCATTTACGCGTATATCACATAATCACAAAGGGGGTGATATGAATTTCGTTTTTGCGGTTTTGGCGCTGTTGAACCTTTTAGCGAACGGCGATTTCTCGCAAGGGTTACAACATTGGCAGGCGTCGGACGCGTGGAGCGTCAAGCGCGGCAAGGCGATTTTGAATTTGGACAATGCGGGCGGAGTAGAAACGCGTGGCGATAGAATGTGCAGCGACGCGGTGAGTATTCCGAACGGCGCGCAAAGATTAAGCGGCGCGGCGCGCATCAACGCGCGGTCGAGTGATGCGAACGGCTATGTATTCTTGGGAGTGAGATGGTACGACGCGCAAAAACGCGCGATGTATGACCACTCCATTACCACGACGGAAGGCAAGCCGCTAAAGCGGTGGATAGATTACGCGTTTAGCGTGAGCGTTCCGTATGACGATTATCGCGGAGTGAAATTTGTTTCACTTTGTTTTATCAGCGGCGCGTATGAGGGCAGCAGTTTACGCGCGCGCGTGGACGATGCGAGTTTGAAATAGCAGAATGGGAAAGCGGAAAAAGAGAATGCGAGAGATTTGGATACGCGAGACGCTTAACGAATCGGTCAGTATGAACGCTCCGAATCGCGTTCTCGTCACGCGCGGCGATGGGCTTGCGCCGCAGGCGAACATTCCCGCGTATGGCGTTCTGCGCGGCGCGTGGATGGGCGGACAGCGCGGCGCGTTGACCGAGATTCAACCTGAAGATGACGTGGTGATCGAGAACTGCGTTTTCTTTGGCTACACGGAGGGCGTCAACGTTGCGGATTCAAAGCGCGTCGTCATACGAAATAATTTGTTTGTGAATTGCGGTGAGGGCTTTTACTCGCATCCAATCTATATCAACAACACGAACGCGCAGGCGGGCGAAGGAACGCTCGTCGAGGGAAACATCTTCTTGGGCTGCGCGGGCTATTCGATTCATCTGTGGCATAGTCCGGGCTTTAACATCGTTCGTAACAATTTCATCGCGGACGCGGATTGCGGCATCGCGCAACAGGGCAGCGACAATGATTTTTATAACAACATCATTTGGTCAAACTGTGTGCCTGCTGACCCACTCCCGAACTATAAATATCCAAGCGCGTATTTGGCGGATGGCGCGCGCTTGAAATTTCGACACAACTTGTTTGGGCGCGACGTAGAAGCGGCATTGCTCCACAATGACCAAGACGCGCTAATACGGAACAATGGTTTTGTGGCGAACGGAATAACGCCGTTCGGAAACTCGCCGCAGGTGTATGCGGTAAAAGATTTGAAAGAGTTATTGGGCATGTCGCGCGTGCAGGTGAATAATGCGGCGTGGGATGTGCAGGCGGCGTTTGGACAGGATGCGAACGCGCTGCTGGTGGATGAAACGATATTACCGAACGCGGAGAAATTAAGAAGCGCGGTGAACGCGTGGGCGAATGAAAGGACGAAATGATTGATTTGCGGCTGGGCGATTGTTTGGGGTTGATGAAAGATTTACGCGGCGCGAGCATTGACGCGGTGATTACTGACCCGCCATACGAATTAGACAACAACGGCGGACACAAGGGCTATTTAGAACGTTCCGATAAAATTCATAAAATCCGCCACATAGAAAACGGATTTGATATAGAATCATGGTGGCAAGAGGTTCGTCGTATTTGCGTTCCGTTTCAGGCGTTCGTGTTTTGCTCTAACAAGCAAATCTCAAAACTGATGCAGCGCGGCGAACGCGACGAATTGATTACCACGCTGCTTGTCTGGAACAAATACAACTCTATTCCGCAATGCAACGGCACTTGGAGAAACGATGCAGAATTTATCGTGCATTACCGCAAGAGTGGTGCTTACTTTGTTGGAGACGCGGAACAAAAGAGGAAGGTCAGACAACACCCGTTGAATCCGTCGAGGTTCGGGCATCCAACCGAAAAACCAATTTCCCTGCTTGAGCAATACATACAGATTTGTTCGCGCGAAGGAGACACGATTCTTGACCCGTTTATGGCGTCGCGTGCGCGAGACTGAATCGCAATTTTATCGGCATCGAAATTGACCCGCACTATTTCGCCATCGCCCAAAAAAGAATCGCGGAAGCGCAACTCCAAATCGCATTACCGCTTGAAATGAAAAAGCGCGGTAGCGTGCCAACGTTATCACCCGTTCGCGGAACTTGACACCCTGACGCCGCGCTCTTGTCCTCGCGAGACATTTGGATTATACCACACAGCGCGTAAAAGAGTGTTAAGAAACTTGACAAGTGATTGTCAAGGCGAAATGGGCAAAAAGAGAGACGCCGCAAGGGTAGGGCGTCTCTCTAGTGATTACAAAGTAGTGTGTATGCACGCTAAGGTATCTTAGCGTGCATGAACAAAAAAACGAAAAATCAGCGCGGGGCAGCGGGTTCGCTTCGCACCACCACCCGAACGCGCGTCATTTCTTTTTTCCGCGATGTTGCAAGTCATAATGCAAGAGCAACATCGCGAATGTTTTGAACACAAATCCACAAAGGGCGCATTGAAAAAGTTCATTCATGTCGCCCTACCCTTTCCGCGCTTTGAATTCATCTAACGCGGTCTTGGCGATGCGGTTCACATTTTCGAGATACCAATTCGCCTGCGCTAATGAAACGAGTTTCCCGCGCGTATTGTTTTCAATCGCCATCAATGCCGCGAGGAGTATTTCTATTTTTCGCTCAAATTCTTTTTCGTTATTCATTCATCGCCCTGCCCTTTCCGCCTCAACCGCATAGGCGCGGTTTCTGCTTTCGACATTTTTATTTTGGTGATGCAGGCGAGAGATAGGGAACAGGGACGCCGTTGCTCTCGCCCACAAAATCAATTTCGTTCAAGGTATTCAAAAAGATTTCAACCAACTGCGGCGCAAGCCCGAACCGCCGCGCCGAATACTCCAAGTCAACGCGCACTCCTTTTTCTTGTGCTGACGCGCACCAATCGCAAAACATCTCAATCACGTCTATCAGTGTCATCCCGCTAATTCCATTCTCAAAATGCTGTGGATGATGCCGATTCGCGCGATAGTGATGCGCCAACCCCTCCCCCATTTCCTTGAGTGCCGCCTCATACTCCGCGCTACCGTATCTTAAGCAATCCAACTTGGGGCGATATTCGTCAAACACCTCTTTCTCGGGGGTGTGCAACTTGCTTTCGTCGTGAACCTCCCCGCGCGCGCTCAATATCTCCGCGAAAAATTCAGTCATAAATTTTTTGACCAACGCGCGATGCTTCAACACATCCGCCGTGCAGTCGTATGATTTCACATCAAGCATCTGAATCTCCTTTCTCGCCACAGTCCACAAAATCACACGCGGTTTCCTTCCCATCTTCGCCATACATAACAATCGTGTGATTTGTTTTTTCTGTGAGCAGAACGTCATTCCAACAAGCGTCTCCATCAAAACTGCGACAGAGCCGAATTGTGGAAACGACTTGCGCCTTTTCACCTGATATGTCCCTGCCGCATTTTGGACAAATGAGATTCATTGTTCCGCTTTCCGCGCCGCGTCAAACTCCGCCAGCGCGCGCTGAACTTTACTTGTCGGTTCAGCATCCATCCGCGCCGCATTGGCGACGCGCAATAACAGTCCCACCGCGCGAATCAACGTCTCGTCGCTGCGGTCAAGCGCATCCTCACCGAGCAGCATATCGCATAGCGTCGCGGTGGTGAGTTCCGCTTGCAGAGCGCGTTCGTCGCGCGTTTGGTATGTGATGGTCATTCCCTTCTCTCCTTATTCGTCTCTGTAAGTTTTGGGTGGATGTTTCGTCCAGAATGACGCGTGCCACCAACTGTCTCCATGCCCCTCCACTTTGACATACCAGATGCCGTTTTCAAATCCAACGAGGGACACAAAGCCGCGTTCGCCTATTTTTTTGCGGGGAAACTGCCGTTGTGATTTCGGGCGGAAATAGACAACATCGCCCCGCTGAAAAGGAATTCGTTTTATCATCATGCTCTCCTTTGTTATTTTCGGCGCAGCATCAGCCATAACACAAGCAGGGCGATGAGTGCGCCGAGCGACATCAACAGCCCTACTCCTATAATCGGTGTGACAAATTCCGCAAATTCTCTCATAGTTGGGTCAAGTTAGGTTGTTTCTATCCGCTTGTTTCTCGTTTCGTTTTTATACTAACCTAACTTGCGAACTAAACTAAACTTAAAATCCAACTAAACTTAACTTAACGGCGCATTTTCGACACTTTGCGTCGAGAGAGCAGGGGGGTTGGATGGAACAACCTTGCGGGCGCGCCGTGCGCGTGGGGTAGGCGTTGGTGATGCTACTTGGTCAATCGGCGGCATCGGCGGTGGTGGGTCTGCCCTATTCAAGATGCGCCACACCGAATCAAAATCGCGCGGCGCGTTCGGATTCCAGCGTCCTGTTGCACCCGCGCCGCGCTCGATGATTAGCCGCGCGTCCACAAACTTTTGCAGCAGTTTGCTGTATCCGCCATAGACGCCCTGCCCTGCGGCATCGCGCGTGTCTTTGGACAGGACATAGCCGCGCGGCAAGCGGTTGTGTTCCTTGCGCGTCCAGCGTTCCTGCGACCAGTCCATTTCCTCGAGGATGGTGCGCGTAAATGTTTCCAAGTCCTTGAGGTGAATCAGGTCATCGTAGAAAAGGTTCGCGGGCGCGGTCCCAACCAGAATGTCTGCGTTCGCGGGCGAGACGGTAACCGGTGCAACGGGCGGCGGCAGTTGCAATGGCGCGGTAGGTTCAGTTACGTCAATGCCTTGAAACTCCCAGCCGTGCGGACTTGGCAAGTATCCGCCTAACACGCGTCCATTTTCAATCACGAGCATCACGGGCGGCAAGAGCGCCATTGCGCGCGCTTCGGTTTCGCGGTTGTGCGCCTCCATGCGATGCTGTAACGCGCGCAAAGATTTCCAGACGAAAAATAAAACAATGAGAATCAGTAACGCGCCCGTGACGGGCATCCACAAGACGCCGATCATTTCCGCGACGTATGACGCCTGTTTCCGCGCGTCCAACGTCGCCGCTTGGATTTGGCGTTGTTCGGTCCGCTTGGCAACCTCATCCTGTAACTGCTCCGCCTGCAACGTCGCCTTGACGTTCGCCGCCGCGATGACCGCAACCGACGTTTGCTGTGCGACACTCTCCGCAATGCGCGTCGTCGTTTGCTGCGCCGCCGCGGTTGCGGTTTTTTGTGTTGCGGCTTCGCGCGTGGTCAACGCGTTCGCGCGATCACGCGCATCTTCGGTCTTTTGCATGTCCGCGCGCTGCGCCTCGAATGCTTCGGATGTTTGCCGCGCGCTTTGCATCTCTAACTCGTGCGCGTTCTGTTGCTCACGCTCTCGCGCCGCTTCGGTCTTGCGCGCGCGTTCCGCTTGCGCGATGACCTCAAACGCGTTCGCGTCGCTGCCTGCGGCGTCGGACGTTTGACGCGCGAAAATGCCGCGTTCCTCCGCGCCAATATTGCGCGACACGCCGGCATCACACGCGGCGAGCGCGAGAATGAGCAGCAGAAGAATCAAGATTCGAGATTGCATGAGATTTGAATTTCAACGCGCGCCTTTTTTGAACACAATCCACATGCCGTTTTCCGCCTTGCATTTCATTGCGCCGTTTTTGGCAGGCACAGGCGGCTCGTAACATTTTCCGCCCGTCGCAATGACCGACACTCCGAGAAAAACCAAAGACAGCAGAATGATTAAAACAATCAGCAGCAAAGCGATTTTTAACTGTATCATGTCTCACTCCTAGTAGCCGAGCAGTTGCAGCACGAACGCAAACGCCGCAAGTCCGAATAGAATCAGCCAAGCCGTGCTAATTTTCATTTTGCCTCCCTAGCGAACCGAATACAAAACTTGGTCAATCAGCGTCGCTGCGCTGATTCCGAAAAATTCCCAGAGGACGATGTGAATAAACATCGCCCAAAACAAAAGTTCTTTGATATTGATTCCTCTCATGTTGTTTCACTCCTCCCTTCGCATCTGCGCCGCTTCCCACTCCGATACAATCTCCTCCGCGCGTTCGTCGCCGCGCGTCCACGCGTCCAGCAGCCAGCGCACGAGTTTGGCTAGTTTGATTTCACGCTTGAACGCTTTGACCCGTAACTCCCGTGCGGCGCGCGACTCCAACTCCACGCGCAGACTGTATTTTTGTTTGCCCATGTGACGGATTGTATCACTGTATCAATTCGTCGTCAATGAGAAATTTTGTTCGTCGGTTTCGCTTGCGCTTTCGGTTGTGGCTTCGGTTTGGGTTTGTAGCGTCTCGCCGGCAGAGTGGTAATGTGTCCGCACGTGCGACAGACAAATTTATGTTCCGCGCGGTTGACGCGCACAGCCCAATCGCCGCAGACCTTACAGATTGTCATTTCGCTTGCTCCTCTCGCCGCGCGTAATATTTTTTGCGCGCGGCTTGATATTCCTCTCGGTTCAGTCGGTCAATGACTTGGTGTAACTTTTCAAGTGTGCCAAGCCATTCACTTTTGTATTTCGATTTTTCTGACAAACTTTTCCACGCGGCATTGCCGCCGTAATCCCTCACGCTCGCGGAGGGAATTGAGAAATAAACTTTACAGGAACAACACCAATAGCGCGTCGCTGCCCTGTTTCTACTCTTAAACCATACGCGCGGACTATCACAATGTATGCAACTTTGGTTATGTATGTGCGGACTGCGCCGCGCGGTCTTTGCTCGAGACATTATCATTTCTTGCTCCAATCTATTTCGGAAATTCTTGAAAGATGTAATCAATGTCGGGATTGCTCCAGTTGACACCGCGCGTTTTGCCGCCGCGCACGCGTTTGCCGTTGCGCGAGATTTCTGCCGCGCGCGGTGCGCGTTTGGTGTGCCGCGCGGTTTGTTCTTTCGCCAAGAGCAGGCGAATCACCGGTGCGAAATAGTCTGCGTCGGTTTGTTTCAAGAGTTGCGCCGCACGCATACACCGCGCGGTGAGGTCGTCGGAATTTTTCATCGCAGCCCCCACAGCGCGAGCCGTAACGCCCAACGCGCGATCATCAGTTTCCACCACGCGCGGCGCGCGATGATGACGCGCGGCGTCGAGCGAGTATGCAAGCCAACGAGAATTTTGTTCATGGCTTCACCGCCTTACGAAAGACTAAAAAGTAACAATGATTTTTCCGCGCGTGCTGTTGGTGTTCCATGTTTGGCGACATGACCACGTTTTCGCGCAAGAGAATCAATTTATCCTCGCGCGTAAAACCCAAGTCCAACGCGCGGCGCATAATCTCAAACTCGCTCCAAACCTGCTTGCCCGCGCTCACCACATCTTGACACTTGAATACCAAGATACCGCGCGGTTTCAGGACGCGGTAAAACTCGCCGAGCGCGTTGCGATACACCGCGAACATTTGCGCGACGGACTGGAAACACGAGAAGCGGTCACGCATGATGCCGGGTGCGGCGGACGGTCCCACCACGAAGGGCGGGTCAAAAAAGATAGAACTCAACGATTCATTTGCTAACGGCATGGCTTGAGCATCCGCGCCGATGACGCCGCGCGCTTGTGGCGCGAGGTCGAATTTCAAATGCGGCGCGGGCAAGTTGCGCCAAATGCGCCCGGTGCTATACGACGCGTCCGCGTCAAACGCGCGTCCGCCGAGATATAGTTTGATAATGCCGCGTAACAGCGCGGCTTCATCCGCCGAGCAGGTGCGAACGTAATCGCGCCAGATGATTTTTTCGCGGACAGGGGAAACGGATTCAAAACCGAGTTGAGTAATCATCACATCCCTCGCAGCCAGAGTAAAAAGAAAATCATGCACGCGCCAATCGCGAACAGTGCGGCGGACAAGAGCCACCGCGCGGCGCGACTGTGTTCACCACTCCATTTCACGGGTCGCCTCCACCAACGCGCTTGCCGCACCGTCCGCGTATCCTCTTTCATATTCGCCGCGCGTTGCGCGTTCGCGCTTGTAAATCTCCACCAACCGCGCGCGCGTCTTGACGTTTTCGCACGCGGCTTCTTGCAAGCGTCGGTCAAGTTCGACGTTGACGCGGCGCAGGCGGGCGTTCTCCGCGCGTTCGCGTCGTAACAGCGCGCGGGTTTCCTCTAACGCGCGTTCCAATTCTTCAATGTTCAATGATGCAGCTGTCAGCATGATTCTTTCTCCCAATCTGGAAATTGATGCCACTCTACGCCATCCTCTCTAGTGCGCGCGTCGTGGATTTGAACCACGCATCACCGCGCGGCGTTCTTTCCTCTGAAGAAAAACGCCTACACGCGCGCGTGTGTGTTTTGTTTCGTCCGCTTCTATGCGTCGCTGAAGTTGGCGCAGCGCGGTTTCAAGATATTCCAAGCGGCGTAGGATGTATTCGCGCCGTTGTCGTTCCTGTTTCTCAAACCAAGTTTCAGCCATTGCGGTTCAGTTCCATTTCTGCGAGTTGCACGAGTTTTGGATCAAGCCACACCGCATAGTTGATGCCCGCGCGTTCCATGCGTTGTTTGTCCAAACGCATGAGCATTACTTCATCGCGCACCGGGATTTCTTGCTCTACGCCGTCAATCACGACGCGAATATTTTTCGCCGTCTCGGTCTTGACCGGACGCCACAAACCCAAGATAGCGTCGGATTCCTGCTCAATCGCGCTGGCGTG